TCACTGCGCCAGTGCCCGCGCGTAATGCGCGCGCCTATACATCTCCAGAAGCCGCGCAGAATTCGAAACCGGATTAAAATTCTTCTCTGCAAGTAGACGGGCGCTCTGCCCCATCTTTGCGGACTTGATTCGGTTATCAGCGAGGTAGCATATCGCCTCCGCGAGCGCCTTCGGAGACTTCTCTGGAACCGATAGCCCTGTTTCGCCATGAACCAGCGTGTCAGGTTTCGGATCCTCAACCGCAACAATGCTGGGAACCCCTGCAAACGCAGCTTCAAAAACAGGTCGCCCAGCGGCTTTGAGGTGCGAGGGAAAAGCCAGAACGTCGAAGGCATCATAAGCGACCGAAATATCACATGTTGGTCCAAGAAGATGGAAGTGCGTTCCGATCCCATACTCGCTTATCTTGTTCACTACATCTGATCCGATATTCTGAGCTAAGCCGAGTGCAGCCAATGCTCTTGCTCTTAAACTTCGATCATCGTCCGTCATGCCGCCAACGATAGCGAACTGAATATCGCGTCGTTTGTCGCAAACGATCTTTGCCGCCTCCACTAAGTCCATAATACCCTTAGAGACGTGCAGGCTTCCGACATATCCAACCGTGAACATCCCGCCCATCAGTGCCTTGTCTAACTTCTCCTTAAAAGGGGGGTCGGGACGATCCGAAGCCCGTGAAAAGGAATTATGCAAGACTTCGACGTCAATATCTTGTGGCAGCGAAGACCGCACGGTCTCATCAATCGCGATTACCATGACAGCTTGCGAGCGCAGAATCGACCGGATTAGTTTTGATCGCTTGCTCCTAACGACATTATTCTGCGGCGACCTCACATGAACGATCATCGGCGCCCTAAAGATCAGGCGCGCGACCAGGCCAGGTATGATCTCCGTAACCTCGTTGACATGAATGACGTCAATGCTTCGCCACCTGCGCTTCGCTCGAACAATACTCGCCAGTGTATATGGCAAATGAAACGCTTCCCGAAGCAGGACCAGCCAGCGAGCGCCTCTGTAGTGGCTATACTGAGTATTATCGAAACGTGTTAATCCACGCGTGACAACCATATCTTTCGCCAGCTTTCGATAATATTCGAGGGCCGTGCCATCGGCTGCCACAAAGTACCCTTCAACAGAACCAGGCGGCAGAGATCTGATCGCCTCATACAAGCTCCGAGAAGCTCCACCAAACGGGCCCACCCCATCAACGTAGAGCACCCGAATGCTTTTACTATCGCTCCCAACCATCGTCGATGAATTCATTGACTACTCAAAATGTTAGAATGAATACCGCGTGCGCAAGAAAACTATGCTGGATTGCCGAAACGCTCGCTGTAGCGTGGCTTCTTATAGTGTTCCCCGGTTGTTACTTCTACCGCAAAATCCATTATGACCGCCCCACTGCACTCGCCTGGGGACTTCTCGCAGGACGATTTGCTCAGGATCAGAGCCAGCTTCAGGATGGCTGACCATATTCCTTACCGGTTCGTAATTTTGAATAGGATATTGCCGGACACACCGTTTACCGGAGACCCGCTGGAATTGGTAAAATACACTTTGACGGTGTTGGTGGCCGTCACGCGAGCGTAGGCGATGCCGATGCCGCCGGTCGGCGTAAATTGAAAGTTTGCTTCGACAAAAGCATTTGAAGCAGCCCCCGGCACGTCGAGGTTAACATCGATTCCGGTCGTGGGGATGTTGGTCGATGGCATCGCAATTGACGAAAAAAACGGGGCAAGGCTCCCGCGAATGACGCGGTTTCCATCTTTGTTCAGAATGTTGCCACTCACTCCTGCCCCGCAATTGTCGGCTTCGATCGTCACCACGTTACTGCGGATATCCGACAACAACGAAGTGCGCTGCCCCTCGTTGTTGTCCATGATGCCCGCCACATCGGCGCTCAGAAACCCGAAGCGAATACGACAGTCGCGAGAGCCTGAGACACTAAAGCCCGTGGCGAGGTTGGTGGCGTGATCAACGTCGATCGAGCATTGGTTGTTCGGTCGCGCCAAGCCGAAAAAGTCAGCGCTTTCTGACTTATCATCGATGAGGGCACCGGTTGCGGCGCGCTGAAGCCGACGGCATCGAACATCGGTGCGGAAGTTTTGGGCAAAAACCCAAATGCCACCGCCGAGCGAGGCCGACACGCGCCCTATGGATGAAATCTCATCGACACTTATCCGGTTGTGCGCTGTTGCATATTCAAAAAGGCCGGCGAACGGCGCGGCTCGAAGCACACCGCGACCGCTCACGGTGCAATGGGTACTCAGCACCGAGCCCATGCACTGATAGAAAGCATCTGGTCGGCCCGGATCGTCATAGAATTCGCCGTCGATGATGTACTCACCCGACACCCTGTGACCTGTCGCGCCTACGTGGATCACGGCGTCGGTGAAATGGTTCGGAAGCGAATTTGAAATCGTCACGACGCTACCGACAACCGACACAACGGTTGTGACGAAGGAGTTGGCCCAAAAGGTCGGAGTTCCCGATGTGTGCGACGCCGGCGTCGTCCCATTCGCGCCGCGCTGCGTGACCGTTACAACGCCAGAGGTAGAGATCGCGCCGAGAATAACCTCGTCGTCTACCGCGAGGTAGACATGCCCGCCGTGGATCGTGCGTGAAACATCACCGCTAAGATTGAACGTCGTCACGCTGGAATTGATGTTTCCGGCAAGATTATGAGTCACGCTCGAATCCGGGTAAATCCCCTCGATCGCGATGCGCGCTCCTGGCTCGAAGATTGACGGGTCATCAACCGTCACGGACGCGGTGTTATACACTCCGGTCCCGGTCGTCTGACCAAGCCAGCTTGAAAGCATGGCCTTCTCGGTGTCGTTGGGGCTTGCGATGTTCCCGGTGACCGCAGTCAAGGGCTTGATGATGGTGCCATGCATTTCCCAATGAAGATAGGACGGGCGTCGGAACGCCCCCGCGCCGGCAATGCCGATGTTCATTTCCTTCTTCAGCGTCACCGCGCCCGTGACCAGGTGGATGTTGGCCGCGCTGATGCCGTCGAAAAGATCAATCTCGGCTTCCACTTCGCCGCGCAATGCCCGCGCATCAATGGTGCATCCAGGGTAGGTGCCAGCGAGTTCGGAAATCTTGGCGTTCAGCGGCGAAATGATGTCGCGCACGTTCGTCGCGTCGCGTACATCGGCCCAATCGGCCGCCGACAGCAGGGCTTTCAGCCCGAATGTGCGGGCAGCAACGTCGGCCACTGCGACCAGCTCGTGCGCGGTTTCATCGGCGTTGACTTGTAGAATCTTGCCGGCGCTCCCCGACACGATCGATGGCAGGCTGACGCCCGCAGCCGCCGAGACAGCTTCGTCGCGCGCTTCTTCCGCAACATCTTTCGCCGCGACTACTGTCGCAAGAATTGCATCGGCATCAACAGCGACCGGCATCAACAGCGTGTAATGATCCACCGACCACAGCATAAGCTGCGTCAATCCTGCCAAGAGTGAATTTTCGGCAAGCTCAGTGCCGAATGCGCTCTTGACTGTGACCGGCTCTCCGCCTTCGACGGAGATCGTGACGGCCCCGGTATTCGCAGCTAACGGCGTAAAGATATATGTGTGCTGTCCGGGCGTAGTCGGAAGACCCGGAACAATGGTCGCCTCGATCGCATTTGCGGTGCCGCCTGTGGCGAGGATCACATAATCCCCAGGCAAGTCAGCGATGCGTGTCCAGGAGCCCGTCCCGCCCGCACCGGCCTTTTTGTAGAGGCCGTTGTAGGCTGCGGTGCTGTCGCCACGGACCTGTGCAAGCGAGTTGGCGACAGGAACGAGATTGGCGAAAAGAGCCGCGCGGGAGGCGTAGCTAAGGTTGATGGCTTCAAACCCCGCTGCAATATCAGCTTGCAGCTTGGTACCCCAGGCGCGAATCTCGCGCTTGTTGGGCTTGTGCGCCCCACTGGCAGGCACGCCGTTTATGTTGTAGTCGCGCCAGACCTCGGCAGCCGTCAACTCGGTCATATCATCTCTCTCGGTTATACCGTCTCATAGACGATCGTAAAATCGAAGTAGGCACCGTTGGTGAGCCCGACGCTGTCGTAGATTAGCGCTGTTGGCGAGGTCGCGATCGTGCGGCCATCAGCGATCCGACCGTTGGCCGTGTTGCGGCATGTGAACGACCCGTTCGAAAGCGAATTGACGGGAAGCGGAATTGAAACCTGATCCGATCCGGAGTTTGGCGCCAACGTCGTTACGGTCGCTCGACCCGAAACGATGCAGAGCTTACCTATGATGATGTAGCTGTAGGCGAAGCTGCCCGCGCCGAAGTTCGTTCCGCCCTGGTTTTTCAGAACGGCCCCCGACGCCGTTGTAAAAGCCCCACCGGTGTAACCCGTCCCCCCATTTGCAACCGGCAGCGTTCCGGACACTTCCGAGCCGAGCGCGATGGTGGCGGCGCCGTCCTTCAAGGCGCTGCCGTCTGTCCCATTCCAGCGGGCGAACCCGCTGTCGGTCGACGATACAGGCCCCTCGATGCCACCGCCCCCGCCGGCCGGCGTCTGCCACGACCCGTCGCCGCGCAGGTAGGTGGACGAGGATGGTGTTCCCGTCGCGTCGATGTCGTCGACCCCGACATCATCCTTGGTCGCCATTGCGCCGAGCGACATGGCGAGGGCCGCGAGCGACGATGTGTCCGCCTTGCCTGATAGCGCCGTCTTGACCGCCTTCTGCGTCGGAAGTCGCGTGTTGCTGTCGGCTGTAAAAGCACTGTCAGTGTCGACAACACTCGTCGCGAACATCGCCGTCGTCAGGCCGCTGATCGTGTTATTGGCGGCGTCGATGGTCTTGTTCGTGAGCGTCTGTGCGAGCGACGCGAGATAGGTCGCAATCGACGATGCGAGAATGCCGAAGTTACTGCCGCTGGCAGCAGCGGCGAACTTCTCGGTTCCGTTGACGACCCTATCCGGGTCTTCCGATATCTTTCCGGTCATGCTTCTTCTCTTATGTAGAGCGATCCATCCTCGCGGAACAGACTCGACCCATCCTCGCGCTTGATGCTCGGCGGGATGACGGGCGTTTCGCCGCCGGCCTCCGGATCGTAGGGTTCAAGAATTTCGGGGAACACGAGGATGAAGGTGAACGTGATCCGCCCGGCCATCAGATCGATGTCGGCGTCCTGAATCTCGATGACCGAGTCCTGAAGCCCGGACACGAAGGGATATTGAATTCTGACCCAACGCTCGCCGAGCGCGGCAAGGCCGTACAACGTCGTTGTGATTGTCCCGCTCAAGGGCGTGTTGAGACGCCTCATCGCCCGCTCAGCCAGCCGCCGCGCCTGCGTCTCGGTCTGCGTCCATTTCAGATCGAGGGACTGAGACCGCGTCATCCCCGTGAGCGATATCGACTCTTCGTCCCGGTAAGGCTCGGCCTGAACCTCCACATAGCCCGAGTTCGGGTCGGTGTGAGATATGTTGAGTTGATTGACGGCCTGCTCGTCGGCTTGCCCGTAATTGAGGTTGAAGTCGATGATGTGATTGGCTGCTATGGTAACGGTCGGCTCTCGATACACCCCGACCTTGAGCGCGAGCGAGCCATCGCCGGCCTCAGCCAACCATCCGTCGCAAGTAGCCAGGATCGAATTGACGATATCCTCGGGCTTGTTGTCGAACTGGTACCATCCGTTAGACGTGTAGCGCGGCTCGGTGTCGCCCGGAGTTGCGACCCGTTCGTCGCAAAGGTCCGCTTCGTGCATCCACAAGGCGAGATGCGCCGGCGTTGGAAACAGGATATCGAAATCCAGCCCCATGCACCCGTCGACCTGGGTGAGATAGTCGAGCAGTTGCAGGACGGGGTTGTAGGAAATCTTCCACGTCGAGGAATCCAGCCGGCTTTGCGTCGGGTCGCGCGGATCCCATACCGGCGAGCAATCGAGCACGAGGGAAAGAACAGGAAGCCCGCGCGGGTAGATCTCCGTGTAATCCTCGGGCTTGATTTCTTGACCTTGGCAATAAAGGGATGCCCAGAAGATGCCGATGCCGAAATGCGTGGCGGGGTCCCATATGCCGCCGCTTGGCCCGACACCGAAGAAGCTTTGAGTTGACCCGTCGCCGTAGCCGAAGTGAACCCTGACGTTGCCGGCAGGGCCGTAGCGGCCGTCATCAGCGAATGCCGGACGTATGGCGTCGGTTGCGCCGTGGTCGAACACCACCAGATCGTCATGCAGGTACATGTTCACGACAGCGGCAACGCGCCCGGAATGGACCGCCATCACGTCGTAGGAGTTCTTGTCGGCCTCCTCGAACAGCATGTAATAGCCGGCCAGCCGGTTGCGGCCATAGCCCCGGATGCGCGGCGGGATTCCCTGCTTAAGCGGGTGAGACCCGTTCTCCGGCTTCGGCACATCCGGCCGCAACGCATAGTTCAGCCCGATTGACGTGCCGAGGATGGTTGCAGTACCGACTGCGGTCGCCAGACTCACGCCGAGAAATGACGCACCGCTGATCGCTGAGCCGAAACCGATCCCCGTGATCGCCCCTGGCGCGACGCTCGCGATCAGTATGGTTCCGATCGTTTCAGCCATCGAACGTCCACGCCCGCAGCATTGGAAGCCTGTCGTCGTTGTCCACCACCAAACCCATGTCCGATGTCACAACGGCATAGCACCGTGGCGCGGCGCAGATCGCACCGGTCGGCCGGCGCCGTATCTCGCCGCCCGCCGAGTAAGGTGCATCGACCGCGACGATATCGCCCGCAACGGGTGTTTCCGTGGGCCGCATTCCAACCGCGGTCAGGCGCGAATGACAGGCTTCTAGAAAGCCGCCCTCGCGAGCGACGATGCGCTGAAACTCGCGCTCCGAAGAATACGTGCCACGGACATCAGCGATCGGATCGCGCCCACACACGTTGACAACCCAATCCGCCATGAAAGTCGAGCAATCCCACGTTCCCGGTGACCAGCGCTTGCGAAGCACGGATTCGAAGAATTCAGGGAGCGTCATGCTGACAGCCGTGGCCACGTCTTGTTGAACCCGTTAGCGTAGAGCGGCGTGCGCTCGCAGAAGTAGTCGGTCGGATATCTGGCCCGCTGGTCCTGGTTCGTGAAATAGGCCAATCCCGGCCGCCGGCGGCCGGTCATAAGTGTCCCCGCGGAAAGTGTGACGGTTCTGACGGTCGATTGCCCGACCTCAGTCGGCGACACTTGCTGGATAGCGAGGTAGTCGGCGGTGTAGTTCTGAATCCATTTGATCGGGCCAAGGAGAGACCAGTCTTCGCCCATCACCGCGAAGCCGACAGAAACACGCTTCCCCTTGACCTGCTGTGCATCGCCGCCAGATGCGATCTGAAGAATCTCGCCGGTCACGCCGCTGATGGTGAAATCCACTCGCTGCGCCGCGCCGTTGATCATCTGCTTGAGGGCGGGCAGGCTGCCGACCTCGCCGAAGCCGTTGTATTTTGCTCCGGCTTCATCGAGCACGTCGGGTTGCGTCGTCTCGAAAGGTCCAACGCCCAGCCACAACCTGACGACCGGGTCCGTTTCCAGGCGGAAAAACACGCCGATGCGCGCGGAATTCCTGGCCAGCGCGGCCAGTTCATCTTGCGAAAGATTCATGACAGATCAGACCGGATAGAAATATTCGACGAAGCTGACATCCGGGTCAGCAAAGCGGCGCATCGACAATGTCAGCTTCATCACATTCGGGTCGGCGAGCATCATGACGCAACGCGGCCGGTCGAATTCGAGATACGTCCCTGCCGTCACCGCCTCCCGGAGCGGCGGGCGGAAGGTGATCACGGAGTTGCCTCCGCCTTGATCATCGACCGTGCCGACCTCATACAGATGCCAGCCTTGCGTCGGGTGCTCGATCGAGAAGAACTCGCCGCCGCGCAGCGGGCCGCCAGCGGCGAATGACAGTGCGAGGCTGACGGCCCGCAACGGCGCGTCCAGCAGAACAGACGCGTCGACGATGTTCTGGGCATATCCCGCCCCGTCGTCGAAGAGCGCACCATCGGAGTGCGGCACGGCTCCGATCGCGTAGAGAGGCTTCCCATCTACAATCGGCGCCGGGAAGTGGCGCTTGTCGCACATCGGCACGATGATCGGCGCTGAGCCGCCGTCGCACAGGACCTCCAGCGCGCGCCAGGCGCGGACGTGATCCGGCGTGCGTAAATTGATCGAGCCGTATTCACACTTCCACAATCCGCCGCCGCTGGTCGTTACGCGAGGGAACGCGCCCTGCGCCGATTGACCGACAGAAGCCGTCGATGACAGTATCTGCCACGACCCCGACCGCTCCCGCATGAGCGATGCTGAGAATTCCGGAACAGCCACGACTATGCAACTCCGGTCGACTGGAAGCGCTGGGCGCTCTGCATCGCCCTGCTCTGCCCCGCTATCGCCTTGGCGTGCTGTGCCAGAACGCCCCTGATCCGATCCACGGCCCCCGCGTCGGCTCCGCGCGCGTCGATCTGATAGACCGGCGCGAAGGTCTGCGTTGGCGCGCTACGGCCAGGTTTCGGGAGCCTGTAATTCGGCACCACCTCGGAACCGCGAGGCAGGTTTACCAGCTCCGGACCACGTTCACCCACGATCGCCATGCCGCCCGGCGCGAAATTCGTGCCGTTCGCGAACTTCGGGATCGCTGACAGAATGCTGCTACCTCCCCCGCCACCCAGCATCCCGGCAATCGGTCCAAGGATCGCCTTCTTGATCGCTATCCTCGCCAGTTCATGAAGGATCAGGTTTGACATCGATTTGAAGGCGTCGGCAACCGAGCGCGTCCCGGTGATGACGTCGGCCAATTCGTCGCTCATCCGGTCGAGCGATTGGACGGCCACATATTCCAGCTGCTGCCCGATGTTGGATGACTCCCGCGCGAAGGTGGCGAGAGGGCCATTCAACTGTTCGAGCTGGCCGCGCGCCTTGGCATAGGCGTCGGCCAACTCGTTTATCTTTGCTCGCTGCGCCTCGGTGACCTCGGTGTTGGACTTTCCGGCGCGGTGATTGGCTTCCCGTGCGGCGGTTTCCAGCTCGACCACGACGCGAGCGCGTTCCCGCGCCGTCGCAGTCTGGTCGATGGTCGACGCCTCAACGCCCATCAGGTCGATCTGGCGCTGCGTCATCGCCAAGCGGCGCTCGAAGGTGTCGCGATCGGAGCCGGCCCCGCCGCCCTTCTTCGCCGCAGCCGTCACCGGGTTGTCCGCAAGGCTGACTTTCTTGGTCGCGAACGGCGAAAAGGCATCGTCAAACCTGCTCGACGCCGTAGACTTCTTGGCCGCAGCCTTGTCCGCCTCCGCGTTGGCGGCCGACATGGCCTTGCGCAACGCATTGAACCCTTCCGCCCGGCTGGCGATTGCATCGCCGGCAGCCCGTTGAGCGAGTGAGCCGGAGGTGTCGAACAGAAACCGATAGAGGTTCTGAAACGATGGATCATTCCAGAGATTCTGCGCGGCCGCGCCCAGGGCGTCCAAGCCTCTATTGGTGTCCTGGAGGCTTTTGCTACTCGCCAACGACGTGAAGGCATCAGCGAGCTTGGTCACCGCGGCGGACAGCGTGTCCAGCGCCGATGTTGCCGCTCTGCTGGCGCCGCTGGCGTCGTTGATACGCCTCGCCGCGTCGACGGCGGAATTCTGAAGCCGCTCAAATCCTTGCGCCACTGTGAGTGACGCGCCGGCAACCTGTTGGTTGAGCATCACGGCGCCGGCCTGGAATCCCTTGAAGAACGCCGCCGACGACACCTTGCCATCGACCACCAACTGCCGGAGCTTCGAGACTGAACCGCCGGCCTCGGTAATGCCGTTGGCCGCGGCCTGCACAATAGGCAACGCGCCTTCCAGCATCGAGTTGAATTCCTCGGCGCGCACCACCCCGGAGCCGAGCGCCTGCGATAGCTGCAACAGCGCGCCGGACGATTCCGCCGCCGATTTTCCTGACACGCGCAGCGCGACGGCCACGTTGTCGGTGAACTTGAGCAGCTGTTCCGTCGAGACGCCAAGCTCCTTCTGAACCAGGCTGGCCCGGCCATAGAGCTGCACCAATGCCTCGAGCGGCGCGGCGTTCTTCTGCGCCGACACGAACAGCGCGTCATAGACCTTGGTGAGCTGCTCGCCGGAGAGGCCGGCGACCTTCAAGGCGTTGTCGATACGCGTGGCGGTATCGATAAATTTCTGCGCCTCGCGGAGGGAGAAGGCAGCCGCGAGGGCGCCGACCATGCCTTTGCCGAGCCCCGCGAAGGACCCGCTCACCTTCTTGCCGAGGCCGTCGAACTGCTTCTCGATGTTCTTGGTGCTGGCGCGAGAGTCCGCTTCCAGCTTCTTGAGCGCGCGCTGAATCTGGCGGGTGTCCGCCGAGATCGAAAGCACCATCTGCTCGAGGTCTTGAGCCATCAGCCGTACTTCTCCAGAAGCTTCGTCATCTCATCTTCGTCAGGCGCTTCGGTTTTCTCAGGGTCGGCGTGCATTTCGTTAAAGATATCGACCGCATCGAAGAACTCGGTGACGGTCACCTGCCAGAAGTCGGCCGGCCGCCAGCCCATCGGGCCGATGGCGGTTTTCAGCCAGTCGCGGAACGGGAAGGGCTTGTCGTGGTCGTCGCCGGCGCGCCTTCGTCGCCGGCTTTGGCTTTTCCCTCGGAATCCTTGAGGTGATGGCTGAGAGCGGCGGCAAATGCCTTGGCGCAGGCCGGGAAGTCGGGAAGCGTCAGTTCCGCCGCGGCCCGCGCGCCGTCGCCCTTGACCGCGAGGTGCTGAACGCCGGCAATGGTCGCCGCGACCTCGACGCCGAGCAGGCGCTGATAGAGGTCGCCGAACGACTTACAGTCCAGCGCGGTAGAGACGGCAGCCAACCTGCCGATCTCGGCGGCAATCACCAGATCGACAGAGCCGACGCGGAGCGGCACCTCGCCCCGCGCGCCATTTGCTGACAGTGCCATGCGCTTACGCCGCGATCACGTCGGCGGTGCCGCCGCTGGTCGCGGTCGCGCTGCCGGACGTGTTGGTGGCGGTAACGGCGACCGTGATGGTCTTGCCGACGTCGCCGGTGACAGGAACGTAGGTTTCCCCGGTTGCGCCGGAGATATTCACGCCATCGAGCTTCCACTGGAACGTGAACACCGCCGAATGCGTCCAGGTGCCGACGTTCGCCGATAGGGTCTGGCCTTCCTGGGCGATGCCGGCGATCGACGGCAGCAACGTGTTGACCGGCGCACCGGCTTCGGCCGTGAAGGTGAGCGGACCGGCGGCGGTGAAAGTGGCCGAGAACTCCATATTGCCTTCCATCTCGCCGGAAAACTCGAAATCCGACACCATCCAGGAGCCGGCATAGGTCCCCTCGCCTGGCACCACGACCCGGGCGTTGAAAACCGTGGCGCCGCGCACGTGGCCCATCAAGATCGCCTGAGTTGCGCCGCTGATGAAAGCGCCAGATCCGGAGAAGGTCCGGTTGACGATGCCGGGCTCCGACTGCTTCTGCACGGCGGCGCCTGGATTGTCACAATCCGGCACGGTGGTATCGATCTCATTGGCCGACAGATTGAAACTGCGGGTTTTCAGCCCGCACAGATTGGCGAAGGCTTCCGGGATTTCGCCGTCACCGATCTTGATGAGTAGCAATCGGCCTTTTTGCTGAGACATGAGAGCGTCCTTTCACGACAAAGCGCCCCGCGGCTCGCAGGGCGGTCAAAGCTGGGATATTTCAAGTAGTTACTCGGTGACGATGGCGACCATTTCGACCACGCCATGGCTGGTCAGGCCGTCAGGATCACGAAAAATGCGGGTTTGGCGGTGCTGAAGCGTTATCACCTTGTGGGTCGGTAACGACGCATCCCAATTGTGCAGCGATTTGACGACGGCGTGCGCGATCTGCTTGGCCTCGACGAAACCGGGCTTCCGCGACCAAATGTCGAGATTCATGGTGATCTCGTAACCGGTCACGCAGGTTGCGTCGTCCTGCAGATCGTCGCTATCAGCGATCCCGACGAACGGGAAATCTGCCGTCACCGCGCCGCCGGAGCCGCGCGGCACATGGTCATAGACCCGTGCCCCAACGATCGCGGAAACCGCGGTGTCAGCCTTGAGGCGCGCAACGATTGCGCCCTGTAGTTCCAGCGAGGGAGATGCCATCAGGATTTTGCCCTGCGAACAGCCTTATTCACGGCGGCAGCCATCTTGCGGCGCGCAGTCTTGCGATAGGCGCGCCAGGTCGGAAAGATGTGTGGACGCGCCGTCATATTGACAGTGCCGAATTCGAGGAATCGCCAGGTGAATTTGGCAAACACGGCGGTCGCGTTCTTGTCCTTGGTCTCCCGGATCCCCGTTAACTCCTGATGAGGTCGATTGCCGATGCGATCAGCCTCGATGCTGCCCTTGTAATCACCCGTTGCACCGACCGGGGCGCGGGCCTCGATCCGGCTGGCTGCTTCCCGCGCGACCTCCATCTGTGCCTCTGCCAGCTCGCGCTCTGCGTCGGGTAACATCGCATTTAGCTTGCGCATGACCGCCTCGCGGCCGAGGAATTTCGACTTGATAGCCATCAGGCCGCCACTCCGCGTTCGCATAGCAGCGAAACCCACTGTCGATCCGTCTCTGGCGTCACGTCCCGCACCGCCCAGGCGGTGCCGTCACGCGCATCGACCAGCCGCCAGTCCGAATTGATCTGTCGCGTCTGGCTCGAGGCGCGCACGGTGATGATCACGGGATGCTTGTTCTCAAGCCGCGAAGCGATGACCGCCTCGCCGCCACGCAGATGCGCGAACCCGGCGCGGACGGAAAACTGCGTCGCAAAATCGCCAACCGTGCTTCCTGCCCCGTCGTCAATCTCCACGCGCTTCTGGCAATGCACCTTGTAATAGAGGTTTGGCGCGCTGATCTTCCCCACCTCACGCGCCCTCGATATCAAGTGCTACAGCGCGGCCGCTGAACGTCACCCTGACTTCTGCCGGCCTCGTCAGATCATCCTGAATGCATTCGATACCAATGACGCCAGGCAGCGGCTCGCCCTTAAAATAGACGCGCAACATGCCTCGTTCGGTCGTCTTAATCTTTAGATCGGACGCCGATGGCTTTGGAAGGGCCATTTATACCCCCACCCTGCGAAACGGCGCGACCAATGCATCGATCGCACGCTGGTAGGATTCGCGCACCGCGGATTCCAGCGGGTCGTAGTTCAATTTGACCTGCAGGATGATCGCTAGCTTGATCGGCTCGGGCACGGTGCTCTGCGCAGGCGTCTCACCTTGAGCAGGCGTCGTAGCGTATCCGGCCTTGAACGTGACCGAGATCGCATCGCGCCGCGAATAAATGCCGGGCCAGGGCTGATCCGGCTTCAAGCCGACATACGGGCCACGCGCATCGGTGAAAAGGTTGTAGACGGATGCGGCGAGCGTCTGCTGCGCATTGTCGCCGTCGAAATAGGTGATGCTCTCGATGGACAGCACCGGCGCCAGCGGCAACCGCAGGCAGTCTGAGAAGCACTCGAAATCTTGCCGCCATGTCTGTTCGACCAGGCAGCGGCCAAGGATCCCGGTCCACCCGTCGAAACGCTCGGTCGCCGCCGTCAGCAACGCGCCGATCATTGCATCGTCGTCGGTATGGTCGACACGCAGATGCGCTTTCACCTCAGCCAATGAGACCGGCGTGATGGTTGGCGCTGCTGTGCGGACGGGTGCAAGCATGGAAATCTCGAAAGAGAGGAGGGAGCGGCTCGAAAGCCGCTCCAGGTCATCAGGCTACAGGGCGCTGTGCCGGGCGGCCGAGAACCACGACGGCGCCGGCGGCGATCGACGTGCCGGAGGTCTTGGTGATGACCGCGCGGATGTAGCGTTTCGTGCCGATATAGCTCTGCCGATAGACGGAAGATGCCTCAAGAGCCGCCGGAAGATCACCGATCAGATCGGCATCGTCCACATCAGCAAAATCACCGTCCGTAGTCGTGTCGCTCTCCTGCATGGCGATGACGTAAAGCCCATCACCAGCAATCGCCCCGGTGTTGACGACCAATGCTGCGCTATCGTAGCCGCGGAGATCGACAGCCGTGCCCTTGAGCGTGGCCGACTGCACTGCCGGGACAAGAGATGCCACGACGTTGATGTTTGAAGCGAGATCACGCATGTGCGTGTCCTTTCATGATATGAATGGAGAGAAGCGGGCGGCCGAAGCCGCCCGCAGATCATCAATCGCCGAATTTCAGGAACTTTACGGCTTCAAAGCTGATCGCATCACCGCCAACGCGCTTGGTCGTGTAAAACCCGACGTAGGGCTTGTTGGTCAGGACATCACGCAGCACGCGGATGCCGACGCGATCCACGATCTGGTAGGCTTCGCGGAAGTCACCGAACGCAAGCGAGAGACTGTCCTGCGCCATGACTGGCATATCCTCGCCCTCAACCACGTTGAAGCCGAGAACCGTCCCGCCAGACAGCGCCGAGAGCGACGGCTGCCAGACATAGCCGCCCTGGCCGTCCTTCAGTTTGCGAATACCGGCAAGCGTCGCCCGCGACATCATGAAATTCGCGTTCTGGCGATACTTCGACTTGAGCGAATAAACGAGGTCGATCAACTTGTCGGCCCCGTTGAGATTGGTGCCGAACGAGCCGTCCGTGCCGGTGAGGATGTGCTGAAATGTGCCCCACGCGCGGGAGGCGTCCGCCGTCGCCGCGGTCGGATAGGTCAGAAGGCCGCGCGGCTGACCGACGCCAGTTCCGTTGAGGAACGCGGCGTTTTCGGTGCGAGCGAACTTGTCCGCCGTCTTGTCGGCGAGCCAGCTTTCGATGTTGAACATGGAGTCGTCCAACAGCTTCTGCGTGACCTGCGGAAAGGCGTACAGTTCGTGCACGGGGATTTCCCACTTGCCGAGCTGCGGAGTGCCGGTGGCAGGACGGGCCGGCGTCTCACCGACCCAGCCGGCGGTACCTTCGCCGAGATCGTTGAAGCCTTCCAGTCGATCCGTGCCGATAGTGACGACGGATGCCACCTGGCGCATCGGGGTCGTCTCATAGACACGCTTGATCATGCGGCCGGAGACATCGGGGACGACGGTGTAACCGCCATCCGGGTCCGACCCGACCGACATGGCCTTGCGCTCGTCCATGGAAAGGCGCTCGCCCTTGCGCATGTAAGCGACGAAGCCGGCCTTGTAGGCGCGGTAGCCTTCGAGATCGACCTGCTCGCCGCGCTCGGCGCCGAACTGCGCCGCCGCCTTGATCTCGTCCTTGTCGGCGTCACTGCCGCCGCCGAGCGAGATGCGATTGAGCTTGGTTTCGATGTCGTCGGCGCGCTTCTTGGCCTCGTCCTGGATCTTGTCGAGGGCAGCATTCAGCTTTTCGACCTTCTCGACGGTCGTGGCATCCGCCGCGCCAAGCTTCTTGATCTCGGCCTGCATTTCATCATTTGCCGACTTGAAGGCAGCAAAGGTCGCGCCCTGCTCATCGAGCAGTTTCTTCAGTTCCGGGTCCATGCGGACCTCCTATTTTCGAGTGAGGATTGCCAGGTTGCGGCGCACGATCTCGATCGCGGCCATGTTCGCGTCCTCATCCCGAGGATTCGCCTTGAAACCGCCGGCGGCGATGGCCTTGGCGGCTGCATTCGAGAAACCACCTACATCCCGTAGGAATTCCTCAAATTCTCTGATGGTTTTGATGCTGTCTGCCGATTTGACGGCCTCGACGCGCGCCTTTCCATTCGCCGGGAATGTCACCAGCGACACTTCCAGCAATTCGACAGCCTTGAGCGTCCGGCGCGGGTCTTCCGGCTTGGCGCGCATCGACCATTCGACAGGCCGATATCCGATGGACATGCCGTTAATCGCCGGGCGCGGCGACATTTTCAGGAGCGTGTAAGCGTCTTTGCCGCGTGTGGTCGGTGCGAGCTGGCCTTCGACATACAGGCCCTTGCTGTCCTCACGCATTTCGGTCCATACGCCGACCGGCATGTTATCGTCGCCACCGAGAAACGATCCGTGCTGCAGCAACATCGCCGGCCAGTTGCCCGAAGATCGCGCATCTTTCAGTGTTTTTTCAAACGCGCCGGGCGCGATCACGTCCCCGTAGGCGTCGACATTGCCGAAGCGCGCGCCATAACCCGAGAACGACATGGTTTCACCGTCACCCGCGAATTTGACTTCAAGCGGGGTGAGAAAGGTCTCTCGTTTCATTACTCTTCCTCGCTCGCCGGCTTGGGTGCCGGGTTGGCAGGCTTGTTGACGATCGGCTTCGCCAGATCGTCGCCACCCTCAATGCGGTCCATTTCCTCGAGCCCGCGGACCTCGTTGGGCGTCATCCAGGCGCCGGAGCCTCCGGACCCGAGCGCCTTGGCGTAGAACTCCGCACGGTCCTTCGCCGCGCCGCGCATCAGCGCGTTCGGGATGAACTTTGTGTAGTAGCCTGCCGCCAGTTCTTCTTCCGAGAACAGGTTGACGTCGGCCGATTGCTCAATTCGCTGATACCAGGGCGCCAGCGTGTGAACGACGTGCGCCAGAAACATCTGCTCTGCGCTGGCATAGGTAGCGGCCTTGTCCGACTGACCAACCATGATCGGCATGACGCGAAATGCGCGGCAGATTTCTTCAATCTGGAATTTACGGGTCTCGATAAGCTGCTGATCGACAGCGCTCATCATCTGCGCGGCCCATTTCGCCTCATTGTCCAGGATCACGGGCTTGCCGTACCGGTCGCCACCCGGCGCATGTCGGTCGAGCCACTTCGCCAGAAACTCAAATCGCTCCGGCGAAAGCTTGTCCTTCACCGAGTAAGACGACGACGGCTGAGCGCCGTTCTTCTGGAATTCCGATTGCCCTTGTTCAAGCGTGACTGCGAGGCCGATCGCATTGCGGGCGAGTTTCGTCGCATCCATGCCCATCCACGAATTCCACGACGGGCCGCGAAGGTGCCAGATGGCGTCCTGTCCGAATACCGCGGTCTCGCCTGTTTCTGCGGCAGCCACCTTGTATTCGAGCGAATAGTCCCTGTTCTGCTTGACCGTGACGCGATGCGGCTCGATCGGAATCAGCTCTGAAACCTCTCGCTTCAACCCAACCCGATTGACGAAAACATAGGCGTTCCCGCACAAGATCATGTGAAACATCAACGTTTCGCGAAACTCGAAACTCGTCTGCCACGGATTCGGGCGCCGATAGAGACGGTGATAGACTGGATGGTCCTTCGCCGGCTCGCTACCAGCCGCGGCATCGCGATACACCTTGAACGGGACTTGCGACACGCCTTCCGCGATCACTCGGCAACAGGCCAACACCGTCGCGACCTCGAGCGCCGTCTGAACGTTGACGACGACACCGGAGCCGGATTCCCGGCCGCCGCCGTAAACCTGGCGCATGAGATCGTCCAGCGAGGCCGCTTTCTGTTCGCGGCCGACAAGTCGTTTCCAGAAACCCATAAAGCAGTTTCCCTATGCGATTTCCCAGAAAGAGGACGACGCCTGAGTCGACGTCGCCACGCCGATCGACATGGCGAGCGACACCATTCCGTCGATGCGGGTGGTGGCCTTGTCCTTGTTGAACATGCGATGCCCGGTGCGGTTCTGCTCGTAGACCACGCCGCCGGCACACATGCGCATGACCGGGTTCACAGCGACCGTGATGCGCTTCTCGAGCAGCGCCGCCTCAAGCTTATTGATCGAGTCCGGCATCCACCAAACAATGTCGTCGGCGCCGGTCTCGCGGTTATGATCGCCGTCCCGCTCGCCGATGATGCGCCGCTGAAACCCTTGCGGGTGGACTTCGGCCGGGATTGACCCGCCCTTTTCGCCGAGCGCGTCCAGGAGCTGCTCGAGACCGTACTGGTCGGCACCGATCATCACCGGGTGATACTTCGCCACAAGATGCTGCAGAGCATCGGCGACCCAGGAATACCTGATCCGCGGACCTGGTACCGCCTCCATGAATTTCTTTTGGACCCATAGCTCATAGGGCGCACGGTCGGTTTTCGCGCGCTCTTTCAGCGTATCGGCCGGCGTCCAGAACCACGTTTTAGAAGCAAATCGCCACTGATCTTTCGTCGCATCGAGCAGCCAGGTTAGTGTGAAGGCGGTCAGGTCGCGCGCGCGGGAGAGATCGAGGCCGCCATAGCACGGCACGTTGTCCGCGGTGAGTTTGTCGACATCGACATCGCCTTCGCAGTCCTCCCATACCTTGCGCGGAATGGCTGATGTCGCCGATTCCGTCCATTGGCAGAAGTGCAAGCGGCGCACGAGGCCTTCTTTCGAGGGCATGCCTTGCGCTTCCTGCACTTGCTCGCGGATAAATGCGGGCTGAATCGAAACGCCGAGGTTCGGGTTGGCCTTGGGCCAACAGGTCTCATCCTCAAATGGATCGTCGGCCTCATCGAGATTCGCAATGAAGGCGAACCAGGCATCGTTCTCGAATTCCCGCTTGAGGATCCGCACGGACATGTCGTGCTCCTGGCCGCAGACCGTCTTTTTGTCGAAACCGGAGTTCGTGATTTCGAACAAGAGCGCCTCCTGGTTGCCCTTGGTGCCGGCGCGCATCATCTCAATGACAGAATTGTCCGGGTGCTCATGCACTTCGTCGATCAACGCGCAATAGGGGCGAATGCCGGACTTGCCCTTTTTGTCGGACGAGATCGGCTTGAAGTAGGAATTCACACCGGGGCGACTGGTGTGCAGCTCCCACACCGGATTCGCACCCTTCGGCTTCAGGCGCCGCCGCAACGCCGGTGATCGTTCCCACATCGCAACCGCGTCTCGAAACAGGATCGCCGCCTGATCCTTGTCGGTCGCCGCCGAATAGACCTCGGCGCGCAGCTTGCGGCAGCCCAGCAGCATGTAGTGACCGATGCCGGCCGCGAGCGGTGACTTGCCGTTGCCCTTACCGATCTCGACGTAGGCGCGGCGAAACCGCCGGAAACCGAGCGCATTCTTCCAGCCGAACAGGGAGCCGATGATGAACGCCTGCCACGGCTGAAGGTTGAACGGCGACGCATAGGTGGACACCTCGCCATATTCGTCACGCTCCTCGACCTCGACCGTGAGCACGTCACGGAAGAATCCGATCGCGCGCTGCGCGGCATGCACGTCGAACACCAAGCCGCGCTTCTCGCCCGACGTGAGGTCGCGCTGATGACGCTCGCATGCGAGACGCACGAGCGGACCCGCAACGATCTCGCCAGCGAGGACGGCCGCGGCATAAGCCGTGACCTCGTCCTCCGGTTCGAGATCAGGCTGCGGCGGCGGCGCGGCGCTCGGCGTCGCGTTCGGCGGCAACGTCGTCGAAAGTTCGTCCATCGGATTCCAGGGTGGCCACAAGGCCAGTAAATTGCTGCCAGCGCTTCACGGCGACATCGACGTAAAGCGGGTTCAGCTCAATCGCGAAGCACTTGCGGCCGGTGATTTCGGCCGCGATCAGGGTGGTGCCGGATCCGGAGAACGGCTCATAGACCATCTCGCCCGGCTGCGAGTTGTTCTCGATCGGCCGTTTCATGGCCTCAACCGGCTTTTGGGTGCCGTGACCGGTTTCCGACTTCACATGCTCGATGTTCCAGACGGTCGACTGCTTACGGCCGCCCTCGTAATGGCCGCGCTCGCCGTCGCGCACGGTGTAGGTCGCAACGTCGTGCTCCGGAACGAAGTGCCAGTGTTCGTCCGCACCCTCTTTCACCGCGTAGAAGCACGGCTCATGCTGGAAGTGATAATCGCCGCGCCCGAGCACATGACGCTGCTTCACCCAAACGATGTGCGCCCGAATCTTGAATCTGCAGGCCGTGAGGGAATTGGCGACGTCGCCGCAATAGGCGCCAGCGTGCCAAATATACGCAACATCGCCAGGAAACAGCTCCCACGCCTCCCGCCAATCGGCGCGGTCATCGTTCAATACCTTGCCGGTCGCAGCATCCTTTGACGTGACGCCCGCCGCTTGCCGCCAGGCCGGATCATATTTCACGCCATACGGCGGATCGGTGACCATCAGGTGAGGCACCCGGCCCGCCAGAACGCGCGCGACATCCTCCGGATTGGTGGAATCGCCGTTGGTAATGCGGTGACGCCCGAGGATCCATACATCGCCGCGGCGTGACGTCGGCACCGGCGGCGGCTCGGGCATCTCGTCCGGATCGGTCAGACCGGCGGTCGGCTCATGCAGCAGACCCGCGATGCGGCCGGGCTCAAAGCCGAGCTGATCCAGCTCAACGCCGAGCGCGCCAAGCTCGAGCACTTCGCCCTTGAGCAGCTTCTCATCCCAGCCCGTCGACATGGTGAGCTGGTTATCGGCAAGGCGGAATTTGCGCTTTTCCGCATCTTCCCAGCCGACTGCGATCAGGACGCGGACCTCGGCGAACTGCTCTTGCTTCAGCGCCTCGAGCCGACCATGGCCAGCGATAACGACACCCGCCTCATCGACGAGCACACGGTGCACCTGCCCATATTGCCGGAGCGAAGCTCGAATCTGATCCAGCTGCGCCTGGTCGTGCTTCTTGGCGTTACGATCATAAGGCCGCAGCCGGTCGATCGGCCAGGTTTCCTCGCGAACACGATTGGCCGCACGCGGCCCGATGGGTTCAAGCTCGACGCGCGGCGCCTCGGCCTTCGGCTTCCGGGTCCGCTTTGGTTTAGTCGAAGTATTGGTCATTTTCATCAAACAGGTCGCCCTGACCGGGCAGAAGGTTGCGCTCATCGGTCGGCGACAAGCCGAGCATCGCAATGAGCGATCGCCACTGTCGCCAACTCTCGTTGACCTGCGCAACATGCGGGTGGCTTTTCACCTGATCGCCGTTGCGCGTTTTCACGCGGTAAATTTCGTGCGCCAGCGTCGGCATTGACGCCCGCAGGCCGCGCATTCGAACGGTGCAGCGGCAATATTCAATGATCGTGTCGATGTAGCGCGCCTTGAGACGATCGACGGAAGGATCCGCAAGTATCGCAGCGACGCGCTTGTATTCCTTCTCGACCTCGGGCGGCAGGTCACGCGGCATCAGCCGGCGGATCGCCCGCTGCATCATCTTCTTGCGAAGCTTTTCCGCATCGACGTCATCCGGCCGCATCGGGATGACGTTTCGGAGCTTTGGTTTAGCACCGCGCATCAAGGTGGCTTTTTGTATTTAATTCCAACTTTTTGCGTCCGAAGGGGGGCCGCCGGTCCCTAGGTGAAACCCTGCAAAGTTTTTTGCCCCCCGGGGTCATCCCATGGACGAAAATTTTTGGACCGGGATTCCGCATGGAGGCATTTTTTTACCTCGGGTCTCGTCGAAGATCTGGATTTTATTCTTATAATTTTAAGCCGCCGAGTGACCATCACCCTCCGACCCAACCATCCGCACCGATCACCGCCCTCTCGCGGCGACTGACCGCAACCGCCGTCGCCGAGTCCAACCACAGCTCGGCCTCCGGAAGCGCGCCGCGATCGAACATGTGCTCGAGCTGTTGTTTGACGACGTTATGGTGGAACGGACAGGACGGCTGCCACCTAGCCTGATCCCAGAACAGCGTCATGTCGCCTCGGTGCGGCACGACGTGATCGACCACTGCCGTTGGCGTCACCCTACCCTCTGCTTTGCAACCGAGGCAGAGCGGGTGCTTCCACTTGAACTGCTTCGCTGCACGATCCCAGCGCCCATCGTAACCACGAGAGCGAGCGGACCCACGGCGCGCGTCATAATCGGAAACTGTCGGCATACTCAAAGGAAAGGCCTGCACGGCATGGACACCGGCAGGCCAAGTCTATGGGAAGCGTCAGCGGCAGCATGAGCACTGCCGCTGCCCTAAACGAAGAACGCCGCCTGCATTGCTGCAGACGGCGCTCCCTCACCCCTGGAGTGCAACGGTCAATGGCGATAACCGCTACATCCCATAACGAAAAAGCCCCGCACGATGGCGGGGCGTTTTGAGCGGAATCCTTTCAACGGCAGCGAAAGCTGCCTCGCCGAGGCCTTGGCCTCTCACGAACCGTGCAGACATCCGTTGGATACTGTGACGGTTCGATCTGCCACTCCGACACAACGGTCGGCGACAGGCGTCCGAATATCTCAATGGCTACGCTGAGTCGCCCTCTGGAGTCGAGTCGCTCAATTCGACCGGAGAAGTCGCGGAACGGACCATCCACAATGCGAACGAGATCTCCAATATCGAACTTCGCGTCGCGTTTGCTGAACGGCGTGTTCGCAATCGCGACCAAAGCATGGATGTCCTCCATGCAAGCTCCGCGCTCCGACGTCGCTTCGCGCTCTGACGGAATGCGCGCGAACCATTCGCCAAACCGCAGCCATCCCGAAACGCCGCTTATATCTGCCGGTACGCGCTCAAAATCCGGAACGAACAGGAGTTGCGGGAATAGCGGCACCATGACCTGCCGCTTGATCTCATAAGTCCAGCTCGATCCATGCACCCTGCGAACCACCCGCTGCTGCTTCATAATCAGAGGACAATAGGCGCTGACATTCCGCCGCTCGAATTCACGCATCACCTTGCGCTCGCGGCCCGGATGGGTACGCAGAATGAACCACCACTTCGGCTGCATCGGCACCGATGCCGGGCCACGCACCGTGTCGAGATCAACCGTTCCGACGAATTGACCGATCTCAAGCCGCTGCAGTTCACCGATCATCTTCCGGGCCTCCCTCTTGCTGGTCACCGATGACGTCATCGGAAGTTGTCGATGCATCGGGCGACATTTCGTCGGCCGCACTTTCGAGATAGATCGTCCCGTCTTTCCTCGGCGGCCATGGCCAAGGCGCAAAGGCACCTGTCATGATCCGCCGGCGCGTCGCGACCGTGACGTGGTCAGCCAGATATCGATCCCATGCCGCCGCTTGCTGATTGTTCAACGCGGACCACTGCGCTCGCGGTGGCGCGTTAGCCAGCGCCAGAAGCCGGGGCGTCAGCTCACCACGCCAGCTCACGCGGCCATCCGGCATGCGGTAGACCTTCTGAAAGAAAGCCTCGAGCATGGCGATCTGGTGCAGCGTTGCGAGTGCCGTGGCGGCGCTACTCCCGGGCGGATGATGCACGGTGGACGCCGTCGTTTCCGGCTTGGCCGCGGAAAGCAGCTCCCATCGCCGCTGCTCGAGGTACTTCCAGCCGGCCGGTATACGATCGCGCTTTACCCGCTTTTGCTCGGCGAGAAACCCAGCGATGCCTCGGAGTGCGGCTTCGCGCTGCTGGGCCGTGAGTGCGGCTGCGGCGTACGCCGTTCGCTGACGATCGTCGACCGCAGCCGAAGGCCAGCGAGCCTCGAACGTCGTGAGAAAGCGGGCAACCGACTCATGTTCGGTCTTTCCCTCGCGCGCGCGCTCTCTCTCACGTTCAAGGTGGGGTCGTTCTAAGGGGTCGTTCTTGGTGCCCACGTATGTGTGGGCACCCGGTGCCCGCCCAGGGTGGGCACCCGGGTGCTCATCTATGGGCACCCCCTCCGGAGCCGGACCGCACGAATCTGGCGCCGGAGGCAGGGTGCTCGCTGGTGGGCACCCCCGGCCGGGCTCATCCTGATCGAGCAATACGCGGTATGCATAGCTCGCGCTTGGATGACGACTGGTGTCATCGTCATCAGAAAGATCGCGGCGCTTCATTTGCACCCAACCGGCGCCGACCAGGCGCTCCAGGGCGCGCTGAATGGTCGCGCGACCGCAGTCGAGCTCGGCGGACATCTTCACCTGACTGCGCCGGCACCAGCCCAAATCGTCGGTGTGCCGGCCAAGCAGGCACAGCACCTGCAAGTCGCGCGGCTCCAGCGAGCGGTCGGTGACAGCGCCGGCGGGAATAATCGAATATCGGGGCGACGGCATGATCAGTCCGGCGGCAAAATCTCGTCCGGCACGTCCATAACTCCGAGCGCGCCCTTATACGGGATTGGTGTTTTGAAGGGACGCGGTTTACGCAAAACGAGGCCGAACGGGCCAAAAAACCAGCGGGAAGGATGGTCGCGCACGCAGTCGATGATTTCGACGGTGCCGACCAGCGCGCCGAGCAGCCCGCATGCGCGGAAGTCGGCGAAAGTCGGCGGTCGAATACCCGCCAAAGCAGTGATGTCTTCGATCGCGAGCATCTCGGCGCGCGTCATTGTTGCGCTGGCATGGACAACGATGCGCCCGCGCAGATTCCAGCGCCTGTCGCGGTTCTCCATGTCCTTGCCAGCATGAAAGATGGCCCACGCCCAGGGCTGGCGAATGCTGATGGCTTTCATGCGCCGCCCCCGCGCGCGCACTGGAATAACCCACCCGAAAGCGCCTCTCGTTTCTCCTTGAGAAGCTCGGCGAGCGCCGCATCATCGGCGGGCGCGTAGGCGTTCTTGCGTTTCGAGCGGAAGAACATGCCGCGCAAAGCATTCTGGCCGTACCACTCGATCTCCTTGATCAGATCGAGCGCGGCGCGGCGGCGCGGATCGCTCGGGCGCGGCTCTCCTACCTGCTTGTAGAGGCCTTTCCCGACGTGCTGGAATTCCGTGGTGGCGCAGATGTCCTCGGATGGCTTTTCCAGAACCCCTTCAAGGATCCTGATGATTGACAGCGCGGCCCATTCGTAGCCCATGCGGAACAGCGGCGGCGGCAGCGTACCGGTCCGGCCATTATCGACATGGTGGATGTCGTTGCGCTTCTCCGCGAGCATCGCGGCGACGCTACGCTCATCCCAATCCTGATCGCCGCCAGACGCGGCCCGCCTCGCGAGTTCAGCAACAACATCCTGAAAAGCCATCTCGCGCGCGCGAGTCTCTTCCGCGAGACCAAGGTCATCCAGCTCACGGAGATCACGGAGAGACGCGCGCCGTGGCTGTAGCCGCTGGAGCGCGGAGCGCGCGATATCCTCAGCACGACAATGCGGGAGATAAAGGCCGATCGAATTCCAGTAATCCTGCAAAGACAGTGCGATCGCCTCGGTAAGGCTGATGTGATCTTCATCGGCAGAGACGGTCATGACTGTACCTCGCGCCGCGCATCGCATGGCGGTGTCGGCTGCGCCGGGAGCTGCTCACAGTCGCGCCAGAATTCAGTCCAGTGCACATCGCGCGGACCTTCGGCTTCATGCCGCGTGACCTTGACCATGCCGCACCGCCGGCACTCTCGTTCGGACTTGTGCTCGAACCGCGCCGGCTCGCCCCAGCTGTGACGGACCGACGTCATCGCTGCACCTTGCGGCTACGATTGCGATCGAACTTCTCGCCCTCGGCGATCCCGAGCGCGCACCCCTTGACGAGATCGCGACGGAAGCCGGTCGGCTTCCACCATTCGATTTCCCAGGGCCAGAAATGCGGGAGATAGAACTTTGCATTGCGGCCGACATCGGCGCCTTCAATGAGATGACAATCGGCCTGCTTGAGATAGGCAGCGCCCGCGTGCGCCAAATCCCCCCGCGCATGTTCATCGTCATGCGCCGAGTCCCAGCCCTCGACATCCTGTTGCCGATAGCGCTCCGCGATCACCGCCTGCATGAACGGCGAGAGCGGCCGGCGGATATGCAGCGCCTCGAACAGCCGCCGCAGCGTGAACGACCGCACGATCGAGATCGCGGTCATGATAAGCGCGAAGATGAAATTCGCATGCCACGGGACCGGAACCCCGAGCATCGGCAGGAAAACAGCCTGCGCGGCCATGCTGATGCCGAAGCCGACAACGATATTGATGATGCTTTCCAGCACCGACATCCATTTCGATTGTTTCATCTCGCAGCCCCAAACATGTTGATTTGCACAGGCGTCAAAGGCTCCGGCTGCGTGAGCGGAGCCGGCGCGTTCGTGGCTTCGGTCTCCCGCAGCCAGGCGTGGCCGGCCTCGGTGACGGCGAGGCCGCCGCAGTCGTCGATGACGCTAAGAAAGCCGTGCCCGATCAGGTCGCGCTCGTAGCTCGCGCGCCGGGATGCCGACAGATCTGCGCGGTAAGCGCCGGCGACCGCTGCCAGCACCTCGCGCATCTCCTGTTCCTCATCGGAAAGATCAGAGACCGCAGGCGGTGTGAGCACTTTCGGCGCAACGCCGGCGCGCTCGCGCTTCAGCTCATCCAGACGGTCGTAGCCGGCAGCGGTAAGCCCCCAATCCGTGACACCGCCATACTTGAACACCAGCCCGCGGGCGATGTAGTCGACCGCAACCGGGCCGATGACGGCGAACCGATCCGGCGTCGCGAAACTCGAGAACGCCTTGAGGACGGTGAATTCGTCGGCCTCGCTGTCGGGCGGCGGCGGCGCCGCTTCCGCCGACGCCCCGGCCAATTCGGGCGCGACGCTGTCAATCGTATCGGCGAATTCGTCAACCGCATCGGCGGTCACGTCAACCGGATCAGTTGGGGCGGAAAGGACGAAAGCCGCGACGGGCAACGTCGTCGCGCCTCCGGCGAATGACTCATCGGCCGTACTTCCGGGCGCGATGGTCTCCGCAGGTCGAAGTTGCAAGTTTGCGCAACTCGGCAAACTGACCGCAATGCTTGTCTCAGCGGTCTCGTTGGTAATGGTGGCGGACTCGGTCGTCGCATCGTCCGACGACGGACTAGTCTGGTTGCCCCACCCTTCCCACTTCGGCGGCAACGGATGCTCGGCATTGACGCGGGCGAACAGCTCCATCACCGGCAGCCCGCCGCACATGGTGGCGATCATCTCCCGGTAGAATTCAGGCTTGCGCGAATGTCCGAGCGGCTTTGAGCGCTCGCGATGATTGGAGCCGAACTTTTCCTTCGTATCCGGCTTCGGCAGGCCGCGCCCGCGCTTGAACAAGAGCAGGATTTCGTCCTGGTCGTAAGCAATTACGCCGCCGCCCTGATCTTCCGGGTGCTCTTCGTCGGTCTTGGTCCAGACGAAGGCGGTCGAGTAGCTGTCGCAGCCCCAGGCGCGCGCCACGGCCCACGCCAGCGGCAACTGCACCTTGCGTGTGATGACGCAACCATCATCGGTCGCGAATTCCATATCGACCGTATGCAGCGCGAACATGTGCGCGCGCGGGATCCAGAGAAATACCCAGGCATCCGGCAGCAGCACATCCTTGACCGGCAGCGCGCAGATGTCGTCCCACGTCATGGTGGGATAGTGGTTCTCATAAGAGCGGCCGGTGACACCCTGTTTCCGGTGCCAGGGCGGATCCGCATAGACGACGGGAAACCGGCGTCCCATTGGCAGTTTTGCAGTTTCGTCCGAAAGCGCCTGCTGCAGCGCGCGGCGCCGCTCGCGGCCATCGGCCTCGGCCTCAAAGCGTACAGCCTTCGCCGATACGAGCAGCCCGCGCTTTTCTTCGTCCGTTGCCGGAACAAACTGGACGATCTTATATGTACGCCGGTCGCGACCCTGCCGTTCAGTCGACTGGGGAATTTCCCCAGTCGACTCGAGTCCGTCCCGCACCGAGCCGACCGTTTTGTGATCCACACCCAGCGATGCCGCAATCGCACGATCGCTCGCCTCCGGGCGTTCGCGCAGATCCTCAGCGATCAATTGCCGCCGCTGCTCGCGATCAAGATGGCGGCGATCCAGATTGAGCCGGCGCGCGTGCTGCCGCTTTTCGGTCTCCGTCAACCCATGACGAATGAGGCGCGGCCATTGCGAAATGCCAAGCTCGCCGCAGATCTGCACGCGGTGATGGCCGTCGAGGATTTCACCGGTCTCGTCATATTCGACCGGAACCAGCACACCGCGGGCCGCAATATCGTCTCTTAAGGCGGCATATTCATCGGCCGACAGCGGCGGCATGACCTGATAGGGCTGGTCTTCGGCACTCAAAACGGCACCTCCCCCACGTCGACGCTGGCAGCGTGCGCGGTCAGCAGTTCAGCGATGATGGATTCCAGCGACGGGACACGGCCGCGCGGGCGGCGGTTGGCGGCATTTTCGCCGGGCGTCAGCCAGCGCAGATTGCAGCGACGGTTATCCAGCGTCTGCCCGTTGATGTGATCGACATGGCGCTTCGCCATGAACCGCTCGGAACGCGGGTCGCGGCGGATCAGGATCTCGCGATGCATGCGCACCGTAGCGCGGCCCGCCCCGACATTGCGCTTGGCATATTGCTGCCACGGCGTTCGCGAGCCCCAACTGATGTTCCAGGTGACCTCGGTGAGCCAGCCATAGTCGTCGGCGTCAACCAGACAATACACGCCACGCCGCTCCGACAGCGGAATCAGTCGCCACGGCGTGGGCGACAGATCGACCTGTTCGAGCGTAATAAGTTCGACCGGCTGCGGCTTGAGGAGAGCGGCGGTGTGCATCATTCGCCTTCACCTTCGTCGCTGCTTTCGTCGCTGATCTCATCCAGCTTGCTCGCCTGGCTGCGCTTCTCGGCCGCGTCGGCCTTGCGCCTGACGTCCTCGCTCGCAAGCTTTCCGCCGGGCACCATGGTGAGCACGGTCGCCGGCGCTTTGAGAGAGCGGCCGGTCTTTTCCTTTGGCGCTGCCGCCGGCGGCACATAGACCTCGGCATAGGCCCGGCCCTCTTCGTCGCGCCACAGCCGCATCGGCTCGCCGCCGACGCGGGCGATGATTTCGCCGTTGGCCGGGATCAGCGACGACAACGCGTCGATGACCTGCTCGCGCGCCAGCACGTCGACGCCGAGCGCTCGCACCATCGACGGCAGCGGCGCCTCGGGCGTCATGCCGAGTTCGGCCATATAGGTCTCAAAGATGGAATCTTCCTCGGCGACCTCGGCCGGATCCTTGTCGCGCCGCTTGATGATGCGGCGCATGGCCTTGGTGTCGAAGCCCTCGGCTTTGGCTTCGGCGAACACCGCCTTCATATCGTCGCCGAGATCACGCCGATCGGCCGCGATCCGTTCGACCCGCTCAATGAAATCCTTCAGGCGTGAGCGCGCTTCGGCGCGGGCCGTCGTCATCGGACGCCCCTTTTCAATCTCTGCAGATCAGCATCGTGCGCCGAGTCGGGCATGGCGGATGACGCCACGTCCGACTCGGCTACCATCGGGGTTGCAACACCAACCGATGAAGGAGATTCGCGATGAGCGACGACGAACGAAAGTGGCCCTACGGACTCGCGACCGATCACATCGATCGCCTGCATGACCTTGATCTGCAGCCGCCCGAGGTCTTCAGCGATGTCGTGCAGATATTCGAGAGCGGCGGCACACTGCGCTTTGTCTTTCGCGCTAGCCGTCCCGAACTCGGTGACCCCTGTAGCGACCCGACCGTTCCGGTCGCCCGAGTTGCTATCAGCCGGCGCTATTTCACCGCCGCGCTGCAGGATGCGCTCGCCAAGCTGCCGCCCGGTTGACGGCAGCAGCTTCCAGCGCTTCTCTTCCAGATATTTCCAACCGGCGGGCACGTATCTGCGGCGAAGCCGCTCCAGCTCGGCCAGGAAGGGTGCGACGCCGGCAAGCGCCGCCTCTCGATCGGAATCGGATAATCGCGATGCGGCCTGCGTAACCCGGTCCCGTTCGTCGAACGACGCGGTCGGCCAGGAGGCATTGAAGGAACTCAGAAAGGACTGAATGTTCATCAGACATCCTCCAACGCTTGCGCTTTTTCCCGGCGAAGCTCGGCCTCGCGCTCATGAATGGTGAGAAGCCGCCGCGCCCTGCGGTCGCGCGCGATCCACTCGGCTTCGGCGCCGGCGGTGATGGCTTCGAGAACGATGCCGCCAATCGGACTGCGGAGCAGCGAGGCCAGCGCCGCGCCGTTCGGCGATTGCCGCCCGGCGAGCCACAATTCACAAACGCGCTGTGGCCGCTGCGCGAAATCCGCGAGTGTTTGCGCCAGCTTGTCGGGATGCTCCCGGCGCAGCGCGTCGACCACCCGCGAAAACCACCGATCGATTGATCGGTATTTACCGATCGAATGATCGGCCTCGGTTTTTGACAGCTTTGCGCCCGGCCGGCTTTGTCGGGTCATGATGAAACCCCGCCGACTTTCCAGCCCCGATACGAATCGCCGACAATCCGCCGCAGGGCCGTCACTGGCCTGCCATGGTCGCCAGCTGAAAGGCTGGGCCGCAGCGGTCGCCGATGCGCAATGGACGCGCATCGAAGCGGCGGGCTTTCACCCGCTTGACCATGGAGTCCGCCATGACAGACATGGCGAGAGCGAAGCTCGTGCGCGTACGCGCGTACACGCGCCTGCGTTTCGGCCGAACCGAGCACGTCGGTGCTCACTTCAGGTCGATGCCCAGGCAACTGAGCTTCGATTTCTGAGACGGCATCGCAACCCGTCCCAGCCAGTGACGGCCCGCCCCGCGCGGAGCCCGTGCTTACGCTTAACCTTCGCTCAGTCCCGATCTGTGAAGTTTCCCCATGGCCGACGGCCGCTGAGGAAACACCAGAAGGGGAACAATCTTGAGAAACGAAGTTCTGCCCGACCTGATCGATCCGGATCGTGTGAACGACATCTTTGCAGAGGGTCTCGCCCTGCTCGAAAAGATCGGGCCGGATTGTTTGAGATTCACGCTCTACGCAACACGCAACCTGGGCGACGGCGACATCGACCGGCATGTCGTCGCGCGCATCATCGCGCCGATCTCGACGTTGCAGGCCGTGATGGCGCAGACGAGAGCCGTCCTGGCCGGGCGGCCGTTCATTACCGCGTCGCGCGGGAACGCGCCGTTGCAATAGCGTCATTGCCCGACCTCCAACTCAAGGAAGTCGTTCGCCGAGACACAGCCACCCGAAACTTGATGAAGTGCCCGAATTGTCTGCCAATTCGGGCGCATCAACCCGCGGCGATACTTGCTGATTTGCGACCGGTCACAGGGGCTTCCCACCCCGCGCACCTTTTCCGCGAGCGCTTCGTCGCCAATACCAGCCGATTTCATCCAAACACTGAGTCGCATGGGCAAAATGTGCATTACATGCACAATCAAGGCAACCAATAATGTTCATACAGGGCAATGGAAGGCGGCTTTTCCCCGTGCATCATGTGCACATGGCGCAAAATCGTTCGAAAAAGCCCGCCGAGCTGACCCGAACCCACCTACGTGAATGGCGGGAGTTCAGGGACATCACCCTAGAGGCTGCCGCTCCGAGGTTCGGCATCACACATGGGCAGTTGTCTAAAATTGAGCGCGGTGTAAGCCCATATAATCAACGCCTTTTAGAGGCCGCCGCGAAATTGTATGGCTGTACTATTGTGGATCTGCTCACCCGCGGCCCGGACGAAGCGCAGGATCTCTTTTCAGCCTATGCCGCCTTAGATGACGACGGAAAGCGCCAAGCGGCCCGCCTCGTGGACGCCCTAAAAAGGCCGCGCCGCTAATTGTGCATTTGATGCACATATAGACGTTGACTGCATTGTGCATGTCATGCACATTCATCCCGACACCAAATCGGGAGACGCGCCATGGTGCATCGTTTTTTCCGTTACATCGCTCGAAGTTTTTTTGGCGAAACACCGTGGCCGCTAGTCTCGGCTAGCGGCATCATCATCACTGCCGAGGCTGGCCTCATTGGTGCGCCGGTGTGGCTGACGATTTTGGGCGCCGGCGTGGCAGCAGCTGGCCTGCTAGGCACGATAAATCATCCAGGCGAGCCCAAAGACGAGCAGCACGATGGCTAGTGCCTGCAACGCAATTGATGCGCTCGTCCGCCTGCGAAAAACGACGAAATGGGTGCCGATCGGCCTACTGAAACGATCCAGAATCGGCGCTTCGCGTCGGTGCACCGTCGACCACTCAACGGCTCCAAACAGCAAGAGCCCGAGACCGACGACCACGCCGGGCGAAAACGCACCGCCGGCAGCCGCGACGATGATTAGCGGTCCGGCCGCAGTTACGACCTTCCACCAGGCATCGAGACTAAAATTCTTCAAGCCTACGCCGTCGTCAGACATCGAACAGATCCTCATTCAACCGCAAATCGGGAGACGCGCCATGGCGCGATGCCAGAATGCTTATAGCAATCGAAATTGCAGGCGCGATCGTCCTGACGGGTATCTACGTTGTGGGACTTCGGACGATCGCCTTGAATATCCGCGACATAGAAATGGTGCTGACTCACTTGCTCAAGATGGAAAGGCGAATGACGACACGCAACGCCAGTGCGGATGTGCCGTCGACTTCAGACGGAAACTCGCCAGCCGAGTAGGCGATCCGATCGCGCCGCTTCGGCCGATCTCCCTGCTTTGCGTCGCGAGCTACCTCGCCGCTCCGCTCGCGTGGTTCGCGCTGCTCGCCTGGCTTTGGAGCCGGCTATGAGCAACGTCATAGCCCTGCCCGGCCACGAAACCAGCGAGGTTATTGATCGCGTAGCTGCCGATCCCCTCGCGACCGCGACCCAGCTAGAGGCGACCGTCGCGCTCGCCGAATGGCAACGCCAGCGGCACCTGCCGCCGGCCGAGCGCATTGTCGGCGCATACCATGCCGACGTCGGCTACGAAGCTAAGCTCGATATCGTTGCCGCTGAAATGGCGAGGGCGTCATGAGAAACCGCCCCTCACCCGCCTTTGTCGCCAAAGTGCTCGACGCACTGCCGCAGGACGGCGGCCCGATCTCATCGCGCGGCGTCTTTCTCGCGATCGGCGAAATCTCGACGCCGAGCTATGTCCGCATTGTCCTGCGCCAGCTGGCGATCGCGGGCCGCGTGATCGCCGCAGGCCCGAGCGGCCAGCGCGTTTATCGACGACCGCCAGCGCAACAGGAGGTCACATGACGCGGAAGAAGCAGAAGAAAGTGGGCCGCCTCGCCATGCGGCACGAGGGCAGTTTCTGGAACGCCTACTATGCGCTCTCCGACACGATGGACGGCGCGATCCTGCTCGGCTCGATCCAGATGCGCTTCGTCGCCCATGAGAAGCGCAAGAACCAGTTCATGACGCTGATGCAGGAGGCGGTGTCCGACATGCTGACCGACATCACCGGCGAGAGGCCAACATGGCCTGACGGCCCCACTGTTGCGCCACCACACGAACGCGCGGGGCATTCATGAGCAAGACCAACATCAATCGTGGCGGGAGGTGGTAATGACATCGCCTGCTAGGCTTGAGGCCATCAAGAAGGCGACTGCCGCATCGGCTGCTAAGAAACGCGCACGGACGCACTGTAAGAGAGGCCACCCGCTGTTTGGCCCTAACGTTTATGTTCGTACCAATGGCGGCCGCGCTTGCAAAATGTGTGCGACACTCAGTCATCGGAAGACTGATGCAAACATGCCGAAACAAGAAAAGATCGTCCAGGTACTAGCCGCATTGCGTGAGGGACGAACCAAAGACTCAATCACCAAGCGAAGAAAGATCATAAACTTTCTCGCTTTGAAGACGCTGCTAAACTCCGATCACGAGGAGGCACCTGCCATCGCCGCTCTTATAGAGCGCAACCGAAACATCTCGTTTCAGTCCAGATGCGGCAAGCCAACGGCTCCTCACGCGAACCTTAATCACTGGCTGATGACATTCGGAGTTGCTGCGGTCGATCAGGCCGTCAGTGGAATCCCGGACTATATCCGTGACGAAATTAAGAACGAGTTGTTAGCCCAGCTTTGGACTGGTGAGGTCGCGCCGTCGAATATTGCCGTCGCTGTTAAGAAGCTGCAACGGCAGATGTACAAGGACTACGAGCTATTTTCTAAGTTCAGCAACCACGTGAGCCTGGATGCGGTCCTTCACCACGATGGGACCAGAACACTGCACGACTTCCAGCACAGAAGCATCTGGGAGTATTCATGAGCAAGACCAACATCGAATGGACAGAGCGCGTCTGGAATCCATTTGCCGGCTGCTCGATCGTCTCGCCCGGCTGCACCAATTGCTACGCGATGAAGAGAGCGCGACGGATCGAGGCCTGCAACGCCGGGCTACGGCAGGGCCACGGCGGCTCGCCGCATTACGCCGGCACCACAAAAATCGTGAACGGCAACGCCGTGTGGACGGGCAAGATCGGTACCGCCTCGGATGAGGTACTGACGGCGCCGCTGAGGCGTAAGAAGCCAACCACCTATTTCGTCAACTCGATGTCGGACCTGTTTCACGAGGCCGTGCCTGACGAGGCAATCGACAAGGTGTTCGCCGTCATGGCGCTGACGCCGCAGCACACATATCAGGTGCTCACGAAGCGCAGCGCGCGGATGCGGAACTACGTCATCCACCTTTACGAAACGGACGAGGGCATCGAGCGGCTGTCCGACGCGGCAGTGGCCGTATCGGGCTCTCAGTGCGCCGCTCACATCGAGGATGTGACGCCTCCGCTCCCCAACGTGTGGCTGGGTGTCAGCACCGAGCGGCAGAAGGAAGCCGACGAACGAATTCCTGATCTGCTAGCGACGCCGGCGGCGGTGAGGTTTATTTCAGCCGAGCCACTTCTCGGGCCGATTGATCTAACAGCAATCAAAGCTCCGCACGTTCCGGGAACGCCGGACGATAGCGATATGGGCTGGACCTTCAACGCGCTGGCGACGGGCGACTATTACAGATTCAAGGACGATCGGGGATATAACGAGGGCGGTGATGGCCCGTACCGCGAGCACGCGCTCGATTGGGTCATCGTCGGCGGCGAATCGGGGGCTGGTGCCCGGCCGATGCATCCGGATTGGGTCCGATCTTTGCGCGACCAGTGCGCTTCTGCCGGCGTGGCGTTCTTCTTCAAGCAGTGGGGAAGCTGGTACCCGATCGTCGACCGCGACAACGATGATCCGGACTGGCGCGCTGATTACGGCCGGGCTAGCCGCTCGCCGGAGAAATTTCGCATCGTCAATCTCGCGGGAGGCTGCGGCTTCCACGGCGAGCGCGTGCACCTGATGCAGCGCTATAGCAAATCCGCCGCCGGGCGCCTGCTCGACGCCGTCACCCATGACGCCATGCCGGAGGCGACGCCGCTATGAGCAGGACGCCCGCGCGCATCACCCAGGCTGACGTTTCCCGCGCTCTGCGAGCAGCAAAGCAGGCCGGCGCCGGCTACGTTGAAGTTATGCCGGACGGGACAATCAGGATCAGCTTTTCCCCGCAATCCACTGTTCCAACAAGCAAAACCCCAGAAACTCAGCTTGAACGGCCGCCGGATGTCATCCTGTGATGGCCGACATGGCAAGGCCCCGCCCTCCTTATCTGCTAAGTGAACGAACCCGCCACGGCAAGCGGGTCTGGTACGTCCGTATCGGGACCGGCCCGAGGATTCGGATTAAGGGCGAGTACGGCAGTGCAGAGTTTATGGAAGCGTACCATGCCGCCTTGGCAGGCGAGCGACCCCAGCCTAAGAGTGAGGCGGCGCGCGGTACGTTAGAATGGCTTTGGACGCTCTATCGCCAATCGTCGGCCTGGGCCGACCTATCGGCAGCGACCCGAAAGCAGCGCGAGAACATTATGAAGCATGTTCTCAAAAGTGCCGGTCATCAGCCCTTGTCCCATATCACCCGCGCGTCGATCGTCGCCGGGCGTGACCGCAGAGCAAAGACGCCGTCCCAGGCGAAGAACTTCATCAGCACGGTTCGCGGCCTCTTTGGTTGGGCGCTCGATGCGAACCTGGTCAACTTCGATCCGACAGCCGGCGTGAAGCGGCCGAAGCGGAAACGCTCGGAAGGATTCCAGGTCTGGACAGAGGATGACATCGAGAAATTTCAGAAGCGATGGAATCGAGGAACGCGGGAGCGCGTGATGTTCGATTTGTTCCTCTACACTGGACTGCGACGGGGAGACGCTGCCCAAGTTGGCAAGCAGCATGTCAAAGACGGCTCCATTTCCATCAACACGGAAAAGACCGGCATCCGCGTCACCATCCCGATTCAGCCAGAACTCCAAGCCACGTTGGATGCCGGCCCGGTCGGCGATCTGGCGTTCATTGCAACTGCCGCAGGCGTTCCGATGACGAAGGAGTCGCTTGGCAATGCATTCCGTGATGCCTGTCGATCCGCCGGCATTACAAAATCGGCGCATGGCCTTCGCAAAGCTGCGGCGACCAACGCGGCGAACCGCGGGGCAACTGAGCGCGAATTGGAGGCCCTGTTCGGATGGGTTGGTGGCCAGATGGCATCGCTCTACACGCGATCGGTAAACCGGGAGGCTCTATCAAAAGGAGCCGCCGCCAAGATGTCGAGGGACGAAAGGGAAACGTCTATCCCCGCACCCTGTGATAAGGTGCGGGCGTCAGGCCGAAAAACCGAGTAA